CCCTTACCTTAAAGGCGCTTCTAAGGTTGACGATGTAATCGAACTAGCAAACCTAATCAAAATGCCCTTATTACCTTGGCAGGAGTTTGTTCTGCGCGACATGTTGCGCGTAGATAAGAAGGGCATGTGGATTCGCAAGACTAACCTTCTGTTGGTGGCTAGACAGAACGGAAAGACCCACCTAACGCGTATGGTGATCCTTGCTCACCTGCTCAAGTGGGATAGCAAGAACATCATCATCGCTTCATCTAACCGCTCAATGGCTTTGGACACCTTTCGCCAAGTGGCCAGCGTGTTTGAGCATAACGAGAACCTTATGGCGCTAGTAAAGGCTATTCGTTACGCCAACGGTACTGAGTCGATCGAGATGAAAGACGGCAGGCGTTTAGATGTGGTTGCAGCGACCAGAGACGGCTCACGCGGTAGAACAGCCGATGCTCTGTTCCTCGATGAAGTTCGTGAATGGTCTGAGGAAGGCTATCGAGCAGCGATGCCGGTAACTCGCGCTAGACCAAACGCTCACACCTTCCTAACTTCTAATGCTGGAGATGCTTTTAGCGTTGTACTTAACCAACTCCGCGAAAGAGCCTTAGATAATCCACCAAAATCCTTTGGGTTCTACGAATATAGCGCTCCACAGTATTGCAAGATAGATGATCTCCAGTCTTGGGCTATGGCTAACCCTGCACTTGGCTACACGATCACAAAGGAGTCACTAGCCGAGGCAGTTGCTACTAGCCCGATCGAAAATACACGCACCGAGTTGCTTTGCCAATGGATCGACTCCCTTAGCAGTCCTTGGCCTCATGGAATCCTTGAGGAGACTAGCGATAGCGAGTTACAGATCCCAGTTGGCGGTTACACAGTCTTTGGCTTTGATGTTTCACCTTCTAGGCGTAATGCTTCGCTCGTTGCTGGTCAAATCTTGCCAAATGGAAAGATAGGTGTAGGCATCTTGCAGACTTGGGAGTCAGCGGTCTCAGTTGATGACTTAAAGATCGCAGCCGACATAAAAGCGTGGGCAGATCAGTACAGACCACGCCAAATCTGCTATGACAAATACGCAACCCAGTCAATAGCCGAGAAGTTAGCCAATGCTGGGTGCATAATTCAAGATATCTCAGGCCAGCAGTTCTATCAGGCCTGCGGAGACTTGCTCAACGGTCTAGTAACTCATCAAGTGGTTCACAATGGCCAAGCAAACCTAATTCAACAGATGAATAACTGCGCAGCCAAAGTTAATGACTCGGCTTGGCGAATTGTTAAGCGAAAGTCAGCCGGTGACATCTCTGCACCTATCGCCTTGGCTATGGTTGTGTCGATGTTAATGAAACCACAACAGGTTGCGGCTATCTACACCGAATGACCTACATGTAGTGTATAATTGCACTCTATGGGTATCTTTTCGCGCAAACCGCTAATCGTAGAAGCGCAAGCAGCGCCACAGGTAATGGGCGAAAACTTACCCTCACTTTATAACAGCCTAACCCTTCGCGTATCGCGCAAAGACGCTATGAGCGTTCCTTCTGTTGCTCGCGCTCGTAACTTAATCTGTGGAACTGTTGCTTCGATACCTTTAGAGTATTACAACAAGCGCACCGGCGAAGTTATGGCCGCACCGCGTTGGATCAACCAACTATCAAAGAACCAACCTTCATTCGTCACAATTAACTGGATCGTTGACAGCCTTCTATTCTACGGCAACGCTTACCTTCGAGTAACGGAGCGTTATGCAGAGGACGGCCGCCCTTCAGCGTTTGAGTGGATCGCTAACTCTCGCGTTACCTTCACAACTGATCTTGAAGGCATCATGATCACGCAATATTATGTCGATGCAAACCCTATTGACATGAATGACATCGTTACTATTCAAGGGCTAGACGAAGGCGTGTTAGAACGCGCTGGAAAGACTATTCAGTCTGCGATCGACATCAACCGCGCTGCATCTATATCAGCAGCAACTCCAATGAGTTCAGGCATCTTAAAGAACACTGGCGCAGACTTGCCACCGCAAGAAGTTTCAGGACTTCTAGCCGCTTGGAAGCGCAGCCGCCAAAATAACTCGACTGCTTACCTAACTAGCACACTAGAGTTCCAGTCAACACAGTTCTCACCTAAAGACATGATGTACAACGAGGCAATTCAAAACCTTTCGACTGAAATTGCTCGCGCTATGAACGTGCCGGCTTACTATCTAAGCGCAGATCAAAACACGACAATGACTTATGCAAATGTCACCGAGGAACGCAAGCAATTTTATGCACTCAGCATTGAGCCATATATCCAAGCGATCCAGACACGCTTAAGCATGGACGATATCTCAACAGCAGGCCACGAAGTCCGCTTCGCTGTCTTTGATACATTCCTCAAGAATGATCCAATGGTGGAACTTCAGGTAATTGAGAAGTTGCTAACACTTGGACTTATTACAACTGAACAGGCTATGGAAATGACGGATTTGACTCCTAACGGAAGCGAAGGCATGTAATGGAAACCTTATATATCGAGGCTGCATCTATTGAGTGCAGCGAGGAACGCCGCGAAATCTCTGGCAAGATCGTGCCAATGGGTACAGGCGAAATCGGTAACACTAATCTTGGCGGCGTAGTCTTTGAAGCAGGAAGCATCGAGATAGATGACCCTTCAAAGATCAAACTACTTTCACAGCATGATGTCAAGAAGCCTATCGGCCGCATGGTAACTGCAACAGTTAGACCAGACGGCATCTATGCAACTTTCAAACTAAGCCGCTCAACAGGTGGCAACGATGCGCTAGTTATGGCGCAAGAAGGACTCGTTAGCGGTCTTTCAGTAGGTGCAGAGATCATCGCATCAGCACCTTCACGCGCTGGACACACAGTAGTCACAGCAGCAAAACTCAAAGAAGTTTCTCTCGTAACTGAACCGGCTTTTAAGTCTGCTCAGGTTCTAGAGATCGCAGCAGAGGAAATAGAACTCCCTGCTGAACCAAACACACAACCAGAAAGCGAGGCGGTCGTGGAAAATACTCCAGACACCGTAGCAGCACCAGAAGTTGAGGCAACGGCTGTTGAAGCCGCTCGCCCAACTGTAGCAGCACCAGCATATACAAAAGAGCGCACTGCTCCAATTACTTCAGCACAATATCTCGAAGCATCTATTAAGTCTGCACTTGGAGATGATGACTCACGCCGCGTAGTTCGCGCAGCAGATGATTCAACTTCAACAAACACAGGCTTGACACTTCCTCAGCACCTTAACTCATTCATCACAGATACATTCACAGGTCGCCCAGTATTCGATGCAGTAACTCGCAACGCGCTGATCGACTCAGGAATGTCATTCACAGTTCCACGCCTTTACACAAACGCTGCAACAGCAAACACAGCACCAGAAGTTGCAGATGTTAACGAAGGTGCATCAGTAACAGACACAGGCATGACATCAGCCTATGACACAGTAAATATCAACAAGTTTGCTGGCCTCAACCGTATCAGTTGGGAACTCATCGACCGTTCGTCTCCTTCATTCATGGAACTGCTCATGGCAGAACTCCGCAAGGCGTACGAAAAGGCAACAGATACTGCAGTTCTAACTGAACTCATTTCATCTGGTACAACAGCCACAAGCGTTGCTGCAACAGCAGCAGGCCTTCAGTCATTCATCTCTGTAGAAGGCGCAGCCGCATACAAGGGAACTGGCGGAGACTTCGCTAACAAGTTGGTTGCTAACACAGACCAATGGGCAGCGATCACAGGTTACGCAGACACAACAGGCCGCGCACTCTACTCAGCGCAAGGCCCAACAATGAACGCATCAGGCACAGCAGTTGCTTCATCTGTTCGCGGCAACATTCTCGGAACTGACTTGATCGTAGATCACAACATCGCAGCATCGGGCGTTGTAGATAACTCAGCGTTCCTTATCGCACCTTCATCTGTTTATGTCTGGGAGTCTCCAGTCACAAACCTACGCCTGCAGGTACTAACCACAGGCGAACTTGAAATCGCACTTTATGGCTACTTGGCAGTTTATGTTGCTAAGTCAGGTAAGGGCGTTCGCAAGTTCAACCTAACTTAATCAGTTAGAAACTAAGTCGCTGGCGGCCTAGTGCCCTTCTAGGCCGCCAGTCTTTAGAAAGAGGATCAAATGTCTTACACAACAGTTGCAGAGTTACGCAGCGCACTTGGCGTTGGCTCACTCTACGCTGATGCGACCCTGCAAGAAGTATGCGATGCAGCAGACAATGTGTTAATCCCTTTTCTATGGACTAATACCACTCCGATTATTGGGCATAGCAACAGCACTAACACCGGCACTTCTTACTTTAATGATTATGTCGATGATGTGTTTTATGTTGGTCAGACCGTAACAATTACAGGCTCAGGCGCTAAGCACAACGGCAACAAAACAATTACAGGCGTTGGCGAGAAGGAAATCACTTACGCGATTACTGGCAACAATAACACCGCTGCGCCCTTTCACCCTGTGAACCCTTACGGCACAGTAGCGGCGGACACCTATGTTGATTACTCACTAATTCCTGCTATTCAAGAAGCAAGCCTAATGATCGCCATTGACATCTGGCAGAGCCGCCAAGCGCCTTCAAGCGGTGGCGTTACAGTTGACGGCTACGCTCCAAGCCCTTACCGCATGGGTAATACTCTGCTTGCTCGCGTTCGTGGCTTACTCGCTCCATATCTCGATCCGCGCAGCATGGTTGGCTAACCATGACTGCCGCCATATCAACCCTTCGCGCAACTATCGCAGCAGCCTTAGTTGATAACGTTCTTTGGTCTGTCTTTTCTTTTCCGCCGGCAACACCACAACCAAACAGCATCGTGGTTAGCCCT